TAGGTGTCATTGGGTTTGACAAATGTTACTTGTAAGCCAGCCAACAAAGGCGCACCATTTTCGCCTGATATTTCTTGTTTAACCGATTCCCTGTACTTCTTTGGAAACCTTGCAGCCATTGATCTTGACCAAATACTTGCGTTCAACTTAGGTCCATCTTTGCTTTCAAGCATATAAGCCTGGGCTTGTTCTTCCCACCAAGTCTGTTCCGCAATCTTCGCATCGTCCAAGGCGTGCAAAAATTCAGGATAAGCATCCCGCCATGTGTACATTGTTCTTAATGAAACACCTAATTTTGTACTAATTTGTTCTACACTTTTACCCAGAGCGCCCAATGCTCTGACCTCATCACAATAAGATGGATCATAGAGTGTTGGGCGGCCAGCTGTCATTTTGATTTTGCTCCTGTGTTTAGTGCGTTAATTAACTCATTCATTACGTTGTCGGCTTCTTTTTGCTGCAGCCGTTTGGCTTTGTGTTCAGACGGAGTAGTCTTTGGTTGATTTGTAGATGGCGTGGGATATTTTCCCATTGGCGTATTCTTGTTCGAGGGCATCATGTAATTCTCTCCTTAATTGTTCAGGGTTTAATTTTGGCAGTTTTTCAATCGCTATCTGTCTGGCTTTTCCCAATCCGCGTGAATTGTCAATTGCTCTTATTTCTACGTCTGGATGGTCTTTGTACTTTTCGTGCAATGCTTGGATCGTTTCTCTAGCCCCTAAATGTGTTTTTAAATGTGTTGATAATGGAACTGTTCGGCCTGATCCATACTTCTTTTCCATGCTATTAGCTCGCTTAAGTGCGCCATTGACCAATGCTTCTACGGGTTCTCTGTAGGTGTACATGATCATGGCCTTGCGTTTAGCATCTAACGCTTGCTGAATCTTTTGTTCTGCGCTATCCAGTTTATCCATGTTTGTATCGTAAATAATTTCTGATTTTTTGGCTTTGCTATTTAACGCTTTTACACTTTCTAGGGCAGTTGACTTACCAGCCCCAGCTCCTCCAGCAGTAAACAAAACCCTTGAGTCTTGGCCTTCTGGTGTTGGTTGCGCCAACTTGTGCGAATAAAGGCTTTTGGTAAATGTACTGGCGGGTTCGTGTACTTCAGCAGCTCTGGTCCTGTCTTCTCGGTATTCTGGGCTTAATTCCCTGGCAATATCAGTATTTAATATTTTCCCACCTTCAGTATCTGGTAGGCTTGAATATTCTTTGATTAAGTTTGGGAATTCTTGGGATAACCTGGCAAAAAGTGCTGCTTCGGCTTGGTTTTTAATAAATGGATTGTTTCCATCTTGGGCGGGCTGGTCTGCACCTGGCATACCAACTGCCCCCATCGTAACCAAACTTTTTAACGGATGGATCATTTTTTCTTTTTGGCTTTGGCTGCTTCACGTTTCTCAGAGTATGCAATGGCCACGGCCTGCTTGACTGGTTTGCCAGCCTTGACCTCGGTTGCAATATTCTTTTTAAATGCTTCTTTTTTGGTGGATTTAATTAATGGCATGATTTATTCCTGTTCCTCAACGAAAGCAACATCTTTCCAAGACATCACGATTAGTTTATTGTCTTGGTCCTTCAGTTCCTGATATTTTAAATATTCGTCTTTGTAATCCTTGGCCAATGTGCCAAAGTAAATCTTGTCCCCAACGCTCAAGCCCTGTTCGGCAGCTTCATCACCCAAAGCGGTGATATGTCCTACTGTGGGCGCTTCTGCGGTCTGTAACCACAATTCGCTTTGTAGGCGTTGGATCGGCTTTACAAATAACTTGTCACGCAATGGTTTGATCATTTCCGTGGTCTCCCGCGCTTTGGGGTTGGCATTGTCACTTCTTCCATGCCCATAGCAGAAAAAACGCCCAAGAGGTCAGTCTTGGGCAAAGTCTCGGCAACTGCTTCACCCTCCGAGAGTTTCTTCGCAAATTCACCACACCACTCATTTTGTGAGCGGGTCTTGTAGTCAGGATATCTGCGGCAAGTTCCGATGTCATGCCCCAAATAAAACTTGCATACCTTACAATTGTCTACAGTCATTTCAACTACCCTCTTAGTTGTTGTGATTAGAAATCCCCCAATGTGTTCTAGACTTTGGGGGGTTTCGCTTTACATCGTGTCTTGAACGTGAGGAACGCGCTTGTGTTCGTAAACGTTCTTCTCACCCATGTGGCCCTTCATCTCACCCAAACGGCCGTCATGGTGACCCATGTGGCTGCCGTCACGCTCGCCAATACCATCCATCTTACCCATGCCAACACCGCCCTCGATGGGGCGCTTACGCTCGCCTGATGTGTCGCTGGATAATGCGCCTTTAGGGATTTTCTCGCCTGATGCGCCTGGCACAAACATTTCTCTGTCTTCCTTGGGTACGCTAACCTTCTTCTCGCCTGTGCGATCTGATGATTTTGCGCCCATAGGCAACTTTTCCATTTTGGGGTATCCCATGATAAATCCTTTGTTTCTTTGCAAAAAACACTACACTTTGTAGCAATTACACTATATCACATTTTGGGTTTGTCAAGTGTTTTTTTCTTTTAGCTTGGTTTCTAAAGCCTTTGCATTTTGTTGAAAATTCATAGTATTCATGTAAACACTTTCTATTTCCTCATCAGTCAGTTTTACCCATATGCGTTGCTCATCTTTTGTTTCTAGTGCTTCTTTAATGGCGGTGATGGCTTTTTCCACCAATACATTGTCAAAATATTGATCTACTCCGTGGTATCCATCGTTTTCACCAGTTGATTCCAACGCCTCTAATGCAAGGCGTAATGCTTCGTCTTTAGTCATGTGTTCTTTTCCTTGTTAGGCCATTGCGCCCAAACTATTGGTCTACCAATTAAGTGTTCTTTCTCATAAACAATTTCAACAAACTCAAGAGGAGACACTTGCACGGGTCTATCTTTTGTTTCTAGTGCTTCTTTAATGACGGATATGGATTTCATTATTTTTTGTATTTCAGGATTTTGGTCAACAAAATTTAAAAAAACATCATTTCTATCACGAACAGCATACCAATGTATGATTTCTTTCATTGAATCCAAAGCAAGTTGTAATGCTTCTTCTTTAGTCATTTTTGTCCCCTTGCTTGAATTGCTTTTTCAACCAAATAATGAACAAATGAATAAATAATAGAAAACAACATAAGTTGACCCAAATTAATAGGTTGATTTAATATTTCAATCATTCTTGTTCCTTTATAGCTAATGCAATTCGAGTACGTTCTTGTTGAAGAATGTCTAATGTTTTTCTTTGTATTGGCTCTCCTGTGCCTTGCATAACAATTTTTATACATTCTTCACGTTCTGCCAAAACCGCCAATCGGATCATTTCGTCAATTTCCCATCGGCGCAATGAAACCAATTGGCTGTCTTTAGATGGCGTATGTTGTAAATCTATCTTTGCAAGCATACGCTCAAATTCCTCGTCTTCTGGTGTTTTTTCCATGTTAAAAAGGGATTGAATCGTCTTCAAATTGACCTCTTGATGGCTTCATTGGCGCTGCAGCCTGGTCAATTGGATCATTCATGTAAGCCCAGCCATCCCAACCGCCTTCTTTGAAAGGTATGCTGTCAATCTTGATCATTGGACCGCTTTTAGTGTCAATCACCGATCCAATGCGGGAATAGCGGTTTTTCTGTTGCCCCTCTTTATTTGTGTAAGTGCCGGTGATCACTTTGATTTCTTTTAATACTTTACTCATTTTAGTTTCCTTAAAATTTCAACTTTTTTCTCTACTTCATCCAAAAACTGGCCAACTTCTAATTCCAACATCCGCACATAAGTCGGGTCATACTCAATTCGCTCAACAAAAATCTGTAAGTTTTCTGGAAATCTTGGATCAAAACTCACAAAATCACACCAGTTTCTGCCAGTACAGGCCATTTGCCACATCATTTGCGGTATGTATTTCTGAGGTATTTTTCTGCTCACTAGCGTTTCCATGTGAGTTGCGCTATTTGGGCACTTGATCTCCACCAGTCCATCAGCCCCCACCAAGCCGTCTGGAGAAGCCCCAGACATCGCAATTGTGGGGTGATCAATGAACCCTATCTCATCCACAAAAACACCGCGCTTGAGTTCGTATTGCTGTCTGGCCATCGGCTCGGTTTCTGTGCCCCATTGCATCGCAGCATTGGTGTAAGACTCGCCCTTACTTTGCGTGATGCGTTCTAGCACCAGCTGGACCGCGTAATTCTCACGGCT